AATAAATTAATCCTAGCATTTTTATTGTTCTTTTTAGGACAGTCGGCAATATGGTTTCAAACAAATGGTCAATTTGTATGGCCTTGGTTTAAAAAGAACCCTTTAACCGTATCAATTTTATTTGGAACCAGTATAAGTTATGTACTAATTTATGGTACTCGGTTTATAGTTGAGTATTATGATGGACTTTTATGGCCTGGTAGATTTATTGCATTTGGGTCAGGTATTATTTCTTTTACATTTTTAACTTGGTATTTTCTTGGTGAAGGTATTACCACAAAAACAATAGTATCCTTATGCTTGGCGTGTAGCCTTATAGGCATACAGTTATTTTGGAAATGAAAGATCCATATCAATATAGCAGACGCGTATGAAACTCTTAGTGATCCTAAAAAGAAAGCCCAGTATGATCAAAGAGCAAGCAATCCATTTGGAAGTGGACCATTTGACGATTCATTTTTTGAAGACTTCATAAGGACAGGTGGTTATAATAATCCAGGGTTTGGTGGTGGATTCAGAGGTCATCATGGTTTTAGTACAAGAGGTGGTAACGTAGATTCTAAAATTTACATTACCTTAGAAGATGCTTATTATGGTTGTGTTAAGGAAATTAGGTTAGGCACACGAACCATTAATGTTGACATTAGACCTGGTGTAAAAAATGGACAGCGAATGAGGCTGAAAGGTTTAGGTCAGCGTGGGATGACAGAAGAACAAAACGGAGATCTTATTTTAACCATTCTAATACAAGATGACCCTAATTTTTATTTGGATAAAAAAGGTTTACATACAATAAAACATATTGATATGTATGAAGCTCTATTAGGAGGTAAAGGAACAATAGATGTTTTTGACAAAAAGATTACTTATACTATTCCTAAGTGTGTAAGGAATGGTACTATGCTAAGAATAAAAGGAAAAGGGTTTCCTTCATACAATAATCCTGACTTGCATGGTGATTTTTATATAAACATATTTGTAGATTTGCCTAAGACCTTAACTGAGGAGCAAGAAAAATTAATTAAAAAAGTAAAAGACTTAGATGGAAGAGTTTGATAACGATGAATTTATGAGGTCACTATTAGACCAATTAGAAAATACTAGTTGGGATCAATATATGAACCTATGTTATAATACCATAATGATGTTTCCTGACCAGGTACTTCAGTATGATGAAAAAACTGCCAAACATAAAATTAAAAGCTTGGATAGAATTTTACTACATTTTGAAAATAAAGAAGATTTTGAAAAATGCGCAAAGCTTAAAAAGATACAGGACCAAATAAAAAATTGTTAATAACTTTTAGAAAAAAGTCCTAGAAAAATTTTCAATTCCCAATTTTTTTTATTATATTTATAATATAATTAAATAAACGGAATATGACTGAATACACAAACCTTACTTATCTACAATCCTTCTTGGATGAAATGCGTTCTTCCTCTTCAGGAAATCACAAAATTGCAACTCTTAAAAAGTATGCCGATAACTCTGACGAAAATTCTGATAGAGAATTTCTCCAAAAAGTTTTCTTCTATACTTACAATCCTTATTTTAAATATAATGTAACTCCTAAGAATTGCAAAAAGAATTCAGATTTACTAGGTCACCCAAATACATACGGTAGTATCTTTACCTTGTTGGATGATTTAAGAAATAGGGTATGTACCGGTCATACGGCGATTGCAAATGTAAATAGGTTTGTCCTAGAGAATAAACAGTGGGAAGATATTATTTACTATATGTTAAACCGAGACCTTAATATGGGATGCGGTACTACTTCTATCAATAAGGCAATTCACCCAGATTTAATTCCAACTTTTAAGGTCGCTTTAGCGAATGCATATAATCCTAAGAGAGTGGATTTTCAGAGTGGAGAATGGTACGGATCCAGAAAATTGGATGGTGTAAGATGTATCTGTAGAAAGGAAATGAATACTGTAACATTCTTTTCAAGAAACGGTAAAGAATTTACAACCTTAGGTAATTTAGAAAATGAAATTTCTAAGATAGGTGGAGACTTTATTTTAGATGGAGAAATCTGTATGGTAGATAAAGATGGTAATGAAGACTTCCAAGGAATTATGAAACAAATCAGAAAGAAGGATCATCAAATTGAAAATCCTAAATTCTTTATATTTGATTTTTTAACCTTAGACGAATTTGATGATAAGGTTGGAACTACACCACTTACTGAAAGACTTAAGAATGGATATGATCTCCTTCCAGAAAACATTAACTCTTCTATGTTAGAATTCTTACCACAAGAACAATTAACTACCGAGGAGCAATTTACTGAAATGGCAAAAGAAGCCGAAGAGGCTGGGTTTGAAGGAATCATGGTTAGAAAGAATATTGGCTATGAAGGTAAAAGAAGCCATAATCTTCTAAAGGTTAAAAAATTCCATGATGCTGAATATACAATCCTAGAATGTATGAACGGTACAATGCGATGGACAGAAAATGGAAAGCAGATTGAAAAAGAAGGGCTAAGTAATATTATTATTGAACATAAAGGTAACCGTGTAAGTGTAGGATCTGGATTCTCTAAAGAGCAAAGAGAACACTACCTCAACAATCATAATGAACTAATCGGTAAAACTGTAACTGTTCAATATTTTGAAGAAAGCCAAAATCAGAACGGTGGTTATTCTCTCCGCTTCCCGGTTGTGAAACACATATATGAGAATGGGAGAGACTGTTAACCGGTCTATTCCATAGATCACCTGTAGTAAGAGAAAAGTATTTTAATAATATATAATGTATGGAACTATTTGAAGTATATAGCAAAGGAAAAGACATAACCGTTTTTGACGTAGATGATACTTTAGTTGTTACCAAAAGTAAGATTAAAGTTTTCAATCCAAAGACAGGTTATGAGATTGAGCTTACCCCACAAGAATTCAATACCTTTAAGACTAAAGCCCATGACAAATTTGATTTTTCTGATTTTAGAGATTTAGAAATTCTTAAAGGTGGTAAAATTATTGAATGGGTTTTTAACATCTTAAAAAGAACCATAGCAAAAGGTAAAGCTGTAGGAATTATTACAGCAAGAGATGATGCAAAACTTATCTATGATTTTCTCTCACATAACGGAGTAAAGATAAACCCAGACTACATATTTGCTATTAATGATCCTTCTCTAGGATTTACTGGATCTACTGCCCAAAAGAAAAAGGAAGCTTTCATGAAATTTGTTCAAATGGGATTTAGAAACTTTCAATTCTTTGATGACGATAGAGAAAACATTAAAATTGCAAATAGCCTAAACAAGCCTTTGAAAATATTTTACTTAGTATTAGAGATCTTTCTAATTCTTCTACAACTAAAGTTGGTTGTATGGCATTAAAGAAAGACTTTAGTAAAATAGCAAGCTTTGGTTACAATGGATCCTATAGTGGTGCTGAAACTAATAAAGAAACTGGAACAGAAGAAGATTCATTAACACCAGGTGAAAGTGGATTTATTCATGCTGAGGTAAATATGATTGCTAAGTTTCAGGAATATGATCCACAAAATTACATAATACTCTTAACATTATCACCGTGTAAAATGTGTACCAAGATATTGGTTAACGCAGGATTTAAACATGTTTATTGGATTGAAGATTATAGAGATACTGCACATCTTGAAATTTTTAATGAATGTAATGTAACTCACGGTAAAATTTCTAACCTAGTAAATGACTACCATACTATTAAGTATTGAATATATACAAAAAATAGTGTGTTCTCTTGGTTATTGAAGCATTGACATTTAAACTATCATTAGACTTTTTTATTTACTTAAAAAAGTATAAACTTGATGTGTCTAAAATCCGAATAGGATTTTATGACCAGGCAAGCCAGAAAACTGAATTTACCGATTTTGCTAATTCTGCAGAAATGGAATTATTCTACCAAAATAATTATGTACCTTTTGATCCATGTTTTGTTGGAGATCTAGTTTCTATTGAATTATTTTTAGGTGGAAGTACCTTATATGGATTTGAAACAGAATATAGAGCTGAGGATTTAACGGGTAAATTTAAACTTACACAAGGGTCTTCTTTCGATAAGCAAAGAAATAAACAAAGATCTGTTTTAGTAAATAGACAAGTAGAATTTATTAAAAGATCAGTAAATGATTATAGAAAATTCTGGGATGAACTTTATAGAATATATACA